GGCTGGTTAAGTGGTCGGGATAAAAAGATTTTAGGTGATGGCGAATGGAAGGGCACCGTGAATACTAAGCTGGATGACATCAAGACCAGCGTATCCGGCTCCAACGCAGAGCTTGCTAAAATCAGCGAAACGCTGAAAACGCACGGAGAGCGCCTGACCGCGGTCGAAAGCTCTGCAAAGCAGGCGCACCACCGAATCGACGAAATCGTAAATGACAGCCGGTAGAACCGGCGGAAGGAAGGACACATATGAATAAAATCAATTGGAAAGCAAAACTCACAAGCCGCAAGTTCTGGGCGGTGCTCGCGTCGTTTGTGGCCATGCTGGTCGTGGCCTTCGGCGGCTCGCAGGAGACGGCCACGCAGGTTACGGCGCTCATCATGGCAGGTGCGACGGTTATCGCTTACATCGTGGGCGAGGGGCTCGTGGATGCCGCGGCAACAGGGACAAAGGCGGATGATAAGTCCGGAGACGCGAAATGACTATTACAGTAACCGGCGGAGAAATGTCCGCCAAAGAGAAATCACTTTACGTCCAGCACGTGGAGCAGGAGAATCCCGGGCGCAAAATTGACTGGCTGAAGATTAAAATTGACGGGGAATACGTGGATCTACAGTATCAGCTCGTGCCTGTCAAATTTGACCGCATCAGACGTATCACAGGATACTTGGTTGGCAGCATGGACCGCTGGAATAATGGCAAATTGGCCGAACTGCGCGACAGGCAGAAGAGCAAACTCAAATGACAAATCCCCCGGTGGACAGCTTTAACGGCTGCCTGCCGGGGGATTTTTTGCGTTACCAGCACATTCAAATATTTTTTAAGAAAAAACAAAAAGTTTAAAAAAATACGTTGGCATTAGTATAACAGTATGTTATTATATAGTTACAAACAAACAACAAGGAGAAACGACATGAAAGCTTATAAGAAGTTCGACCTTACAGTTACAATTATTGAGACTGGCGCAGTCAAGATGCTAGATTTCGGTGCCGACCAATCCAGCCTGACAGTTTATGATTATCTGTACAATGCGCCGTTACTCGCGCGCAGTGATGTAGATGATGATGATAATGCAATCGTGCCAGCTGCGGATCGACCGAACTGCTGGGTTGCACATGACGTGGAGTCAATCGTGCGTGAGATTATTGCACACGGATGTGCAATGCACAAGAGCGCATACAATGCAATACTGTCTGCAGTCGAGTGAGGCAATTAACACAATACAATAACCAACAAGCGCCCCCACCCCGGGCGCTATTGTTGTATCCAAGGAGATAGATTAAAAGATGTCGGAAATAACGTTGAGGGAGTACGCACTTAGGCACGGGAAAAGCCTATCAAATATGTATAACAAGGCGAATGCTGGGCAACTGAACGCTCGGAAGGCAGGGAGTATCTGGCTTATTGATGAAAACGAACCGGATGTTGACTGCCGCAGCACTGGAGTAGACAAAATATGCCCGCGCTGTGGTAACCACTTTGTAGGGAGCGGAAGGGCAGTCTACTGTCCCGACTGCAAAAAAGAGCTTAACCGACAGCGTGCGGCAGAGTACCGCAAACGCCAAAAATAATCAATCCCGCTTCGGCGGGATTTTTTGTTCCCAAATTCGAGCAAAAAAATCCCCCGGCATAGTGCCGGGGGGAGAGCATATTAGAAGTTCCAATAACTTTCGGTTGATTCAAAATCATCAACCTTTTTGGCAAAATAAGCTTTCCACACTTTATCTCCGACATCTTTGCCAAGATAATCGGTTAAACTGTCGTACGCCTTTTTAATTGTTGCTGTAGTATGTCCCTTATCAGCGGTTTCCAACATTTCAATGACTTTCTTTTCATCTTTGTTTCCAATTGCTTCTCTTAAATTCAATGCCATCATGATTTTTTACTCCTTTTGTTTTTTTATTGTAACTATATGTTAGCATAACATTATACTAATGTCAATATACTTTTAAAAAGATTTTAAAAAAATCCCTCCCGTCAATTCAGACGGGGGAGATGCTTATTAATTTACTATGGTAGGCATTACCCAGTGCAAAACAAGATTCCTATTTTCTTTATCAGTACGGGGGCCAGTCCAATAATGTTGCCAATGTCCGCGCCGAAGGTGCTGTCGAGGGGCAGACACTTCGTTTCTTTTCTCATTTTATTAGTTCCTCTATTGTTGTGTTCAACACCTCAGCAAGTTTTTTCAGCTGACCGTACTTCATACGGTCGAGACTGTGTTCTCCCGTTTCGTATCTCTGATACATCCGGCGAGCCATGCCGATTTTATCTGCTACATCAATTTGCGACATTCCAGAAGCAGTACGGAGAGATTCAAGCTTTGACATAATATTCACCACCTAATTTCTTCAGATGTTCCAGAGCAACGGATAGTCGCTTATGATTAAGCTCTGTACCCACAAACTTTTTACCTGATCGGTATGCAGCGCAGGCCACAAGTCCGCGCCCCATACACAAATCACCAATGCAGGTATAGCTTTCGTTTTCGCATACCCATGTTATTATATCTTCCTCGTCAATTCCGTCAAGTTTCGGCTTCTTCGCTTTACGGCTGCCGCGGACAATGTAGCATAAGTTGTCATTTTTGTGGTAGTAGGAGCTGTTATAAAACGTCACATATTTATAGATTTCTTGCATCTTTGTGATAAAAACGGCAAGATATTCTTTGCCAATCTCCAAATAGCAGGTTGCCGGATGTATCTTTTTGATGCAATCAAAGAGCCGGTCTATAAACCGGCCATAGTCGCTTTCAGCATCATAAATCCCGGCCTTGGTGTAAAATGAGCGGATATTCCCCTGATTCCACGGCGGGTCGCAGAAAATCAAATCGGCCTGCTGCATGAAATCCGGTAGTGGAGAGAACACATTGCTTACCTGCAGTTTGCTTCCATTCTCAAACTCGGCGGTACCGTGCTCAATAGGGCAACGGAGGTAGGCATTGCCGTAATTCCAATCAGGCATCGTCCGGCACCTCCTCCATGTGCCACGCTTTGGAGTGGTTGGCGTTTTTAAAAATCTCTGCAATACCAGTTATCTGTTTCAGCCGGTAAACTTCCTCCATGTCCATGCCGAGGTGTTGACTGATATCCTCATCACTGGCGCCGCTCTCTACCAACTTTTGCACCAAATCGCCCATCAAGTCTACCTGATGGACGCCGCGAGCACGGTTGAACTGTACGGTGGATGCCATGCGCTGGCTAATATCCTCATTGAGCACGACGACAGGCAAAACATCTGCCTGCAAGTAGTCTTTAAAAATCAAGTAACGGTGGAATCCATCAATCACTATGTATTTTTCAAGGATATCATCGTAAATCGTCACGACAGGAAAGCAGAATCCGTTGTCCTTTACCGACTGCAGCAGCAACTGCATATTGTTGTCACTTACATGGTTCGGGTTGTAATCATTCGCCTGCACCTTGTCAAGCGGCACAATGACCGGGTCCATGCAAGGCAGGGTGATTTTTCCCTCTTTTGTGTCAATTTCGTCTATGCCTTTGATTTCAAAAGGATGATTCAAAGCAAATTCCTCCATTTCTCCAACGTCTTTGCCCGCGGGTCAACGGTATTGTTGACCGGTAGGTTATTCTCGTAGTCGTTCAGCATCAACTGCCGGCACTCCTGACGGGCAACATAATTGTTGTTAAGGTATCGCGCAAACCGTTTTTCAAAGATGTGCTTTTTTCCCGCATCCGGATAAGTCTGTAGAAGGAAATCACGATAATCCATCCAGCACTTATAATTCTTCGGGAGTTTCTGGCACCGCAGCGCCTTTCGGTCTTTTCCGTAAAGATGCCCGACCTCAATTCCCTCGATGCGTTTCAACAGTCGGTCATAAGTTTTCGGTTCAAACTCTGGAAGCTCTACCAATGACTTGAATGACTTCTCGTGGATAAGAGAGGACACACGGATTTCCTGCATGTGCATTCCCTTTTTCCACTCATAGTCATAAATCCGGCTGTACCGGATTTTATTGTCGTAGATATACTTCCAGATGTCGTGGAAGTTCCAGTCATACAGAGGGTAGAAGCTGGCGCTGCCCTCTGCTTTTTTGATTCTTGTACACCAGAAGCAGTCCTTGTAACCGGGATTCTTCGCAACTGCGCGGAACCGATTCATGCTTTCAGTTGCCCTCAGACCGACTAAAAATGCGGTATGTGGACGTGACGCTTCAAAATTGTCAATAACGTCATAGAACCCGAAGCCTTTTTCCTTGTCGCGAATTGTCGTCTTTTCCTTGCCCCATGGAACATGCTGAATCGAATATGGCACTTTTGGACGCATCCAAATGTCATGTTTTCCAGGCTCCCAGCAGATAAGCTGCCCCTCTTTATAGCTGGTGCTGTTTGTCAGGTGGAACGGGAACTGGAACCACAGCCGAATCGTGTTTTCAGGATACAGGTTCATTAACCAAGTAACCTGCTCAATGGTTGACTGGTATACAACTTCTTCGTCTTCAAAAAATACGCCGACTTTCCGGCCGCGCCGGTGTGCCTCCTGTAGCACTGTCCAACAGAGCACTGTGCTGTCCTTGCCACCGGAAATTGATACGATAATATTTTCAAATTCGTCAAAGATGTATTCAATGCGTTTGTGCAGGGCGGTTACAACATCTTCACTGATATATACCTGCTTCAGCATAAAATTCCTCCAATCGCTCCAGCCATGCCTGGAATTCTTTGACATAGTAATTGTCGATACTTAGCCCGGTGGAAACATAGGTAATGTGATGCTGGCCTGTATGCTTTAGAAAGTCATTCATCCGCAGCCTCCGGTGCTGCCAGTCCAGCAGAACATACTCCTGCCCTGGCTTTACATTCGGATACGTCGTTACGTTCGGCAACTTATATCGTGCATTTCGGGCAACATAGTGCAGTTCCGGCCGGATTTCATCCTTTTTCCATTTGCCGGTAAATACGTGTAGCTCGCGTGGAATAACATCCGGGTCACGGTTTCCAATGCTTTCAAACAAACCGTTTTTCTTCTTTTCATATTCCTCTGCAGCACCGGCAGGCAGGTTGACCATATCAATATTGAGATTAAGATGCTGGTTTTGACAAAGAATATCTTCACCTTTCAGGAATTCCTTGTCAAATCCAAAGCCTTTTCTTTTGGATTTAGTATCAAAATCCAGTAGAATCATAAAGTCTTTTGTATCATTGATAAAGGGGAAATACTCGAACACAATCTGGTGCCTGCACTGGTCAAGGTAATGCCGCAGGCAGTTATATGTGAGGTTGCTGCGGTCGTCGGTCCGAAGGAACTCATTGACTACAAGCAAATGGTTCTTTCCAATTTCTTCAAGCAGAGGATAGAACGTGCGGTACATGATAACTTCCTTGTACTCAATTTGCCGAATCGGCACATCCCCCAGGTCGGGGAGAGTCATCTCAAACTTTTTTGGAGAAAACACAATAACGGATTTTATATCATGCGTTTTTACGTACTTTTCTATTTCCTGCTGCTTTTGTGTATCGTTCAAGCCAATCCGTATCAATTTCATCATCCTTCCCGTCTATCCAGTCGAATAAACTCTTTTTATTTTTTTTGTGTAGCTGGTCCTTAAACTGTGCTGACATATTTTCTTTTCGTGAAATGCAGTCTAAAATTCGGCTATCGATTTTTGCAAATGCCGCAATATCAATAATTCTCACCGGATTTGTCTGCCCGATACGGTGCATGCGGTCTTCCGCCTGCTGCCGTGTTGCCCAGTCCCAGTCGTTGTTGTAAAAAATTGCATTGTGACAAAACTGTAGGTTTAGTCCAAATCCTGCACAGCTCTTATTGGCAAGCAGAAATTGCGCAGAATTATAGAAGCGGTCTAACTCTGACTGGCGTTTTTTATGTGTCAAGTTTCCGTCGCAAATTGCGACGGATTTACCTCTGGATTGCAGCAACGTCTGGATGTCGCCTATTTCGTGTTTGAATTTGCACCAGATAACAACCTTTTCTCCATCTGCAATAGTTGACAAAACATCCGATAAACACTGTATCCGGGGATTGTCAAGTATGTTTTTAAAAAATTGGCAGCTTTGCATTGTCTGACTGGCCGGTGTCAGTATCCTATTTCCTGATGTCACTTGCTGCAGAGCATTAAAAGTGCGGTAGATTATAACAGAATCCTCAAATTCATTGTTCCCGCAGAGGAGTGCCTCTGAAAGAAAGTCATCCTTTACAGCTTCATAATGAACACATTGCTCTGTAGTTAACTCAAAGTCGTGATATTCGTACTCTTTTGGCGGCAGCGTCAGCACATCTTCCTTTTTGATTTCAACCGTAAAGGGCGAAATCTTATCAGTAAGGTAATCTGTATTGAGAACTCTGCGAATCTTGTGCTTGTATTTATCATCCATTTCCAAATGATTGGCTGCAAACGACCAATAAGACCGATAACCTAAAATTCGCCAATCCAAAATAAAAAACTGCTCAAACAGATCTGCGTAATTCCTTGAAATCGGAGTGCCGTTCAGTATCAGTTTATACCTGCAGCATTCTGCAATCCGCTTTACTGCTTCGGAGCGCAGTGCATGGGGACTTTTGCAAAGCAGACTTTCGTCTACTATCAAAAAACATTTTGTCCGCTTTACTAATTCCAGCAGTGCTGTGTTTGCTTTATAACTACTGGACAGCGTTTCAATCCCGCATATGTCAATCAACCCCGGTTCTATGTCGGCGTGCTTGTTCAAATCCTCCAACAAATTCTTTTTACATGAGCAAGGGCAGAGCCATAATACATGATTAATTTTTCCAGCAGAAAGACGTCGTTCAATAAGTTCAAGCGCGGTCCTTGTCTTGCCGGTTCCCATCTCCATGAAGAGGGCACCTACTTTTAAGTGCGAAAGCTTTTCGACGGCCTCCCTTTGATAATCGTACAGTTCTGTTTTTAACTTCATGCTTAATCATCCTTCAAATCGTTAGGAATGGTGGAATCTTTCATGATTGCATCAAGCTGTTCAGCCTGTGATGGCATTTTCTGTGTTTCTTTTACCTTTACAACCCCGATTACTTCCTCTTGAGCTGCATTTATGTGCTCTTTTGCGCCGGAAGAAATGCTGAATCCATTAAGGTCAGCAAAGTCCAACACCTCGCGCCAGTTGCGCAGTGGTA